GAAGAAATCACACTACGCAACTTTGAAAAATTTATAAACTTGCTTTAAATCAACAGCTTAAATTTTCAAAAGTATAAATAAGACATCTAATAGGAGTTTTTTCAACATGGCAAAATCATTAGCAGAAGCAGCAGCCGAAGTTCTTAACAAGAGTCGTCACGATACTCCAAAAGAACCTATGCATAAGTTATCTAATACTGGTTCAGGACTTGAAAATGTTGTAGACCTTGGTGGATCAACATACGAAAATCCAGAAGGTGGAGATGTTGGTAAGAAAACTGCTGCGGCTCGTGGCACAGCAACACCTCCAGGTGTTCAACCAGACGCCGACAAGAAACAGGCTATGGAAAAGTTGGAAGATGGAAAGGGTGGTGATCCAGAAGATTCTCGTTCTAATTCTAAGGAAGCATCAAAGACTTCTCTACAGAAGGCTGGCGAACAGTCTACTCCAGAAGAACACAATGGTTCACATTTTGACAAAGGAACTCGTAACAAGGCAGAATATGCTCATCCAACTAATGTAGGCGAAGAAACAGAAGTTGATGAAGTAGAATTTGAAGAACCATCCGAAGAAGAATTGGAAGAAGCAAGAGCAGAACGTTGGGAAAACGCTAAGAAGAAAATGAAAGAAATGTCAGTTGAAGAAGACATTAATGCTCTTTTCTCTAATGAAACTCTTTCAGAAGAATTCAAAACAAAAGCACAAACCATTTTTGAAACTGCTGTAATTGCTCGTGCGGTGGCTGTGGCAGAAGCACTAGAAGAAGAAATTCTTGATGCTGCACAGGAAGCATTGGATGATTCTCGTGTAGAAATTGAAGAACAGGTAGATACTTATCTTAATTTCGTAGTAGAAAATTGGGTAAAGGAAAATCAAGTAGCAATTGAAACAGGTCTTCGTTCAGAAATTGTAGAAGATTTTATTAATGGTTTGAAGAATCTTTTCACAGAAAATTATATTGATATTCCTGCTGAAAAGGTTGATGTAGTAGAAGAACAGGCAAAAGAAATTGCTGAACTTCAAGAAGAAATTAACGAAGTCATGAATGCTAATGCAGAACTTGCAAAAGAACTTGCAGAAAGCAACAAGGCTCAAATTTTGGCTACTGTAAGTGAAGGGCTCACCGCCACACAAGCAGAAAAGCTAAAAACGCTCGCAGAGGGTGTTGAGTTCGTCACAGAAGACGAATATGTCGGCAAATTAAATATAATTCGTGAGAGTTATTTTAAGAACGACAAGAAACAGGTGAATGTAGATAATGCCACAAGAACAGTAAGATTGTTTGAAACAGCCGGACCTGCCGAAGTAGAAACATCAGAAGAAAATTCTTCTGGAATGAATGCTTTGTTGAATGCATTAACAAGAACTCAAAATCAATAATATCTAAATAGTATTATCCCTCTAGGAGAAATTTAAATGACTCAGATGATCAAAGAACAAGTAATGAAGAAGTGGAGCCCAGTGCTTACTCACGAAAGTTTCGCAAAGATTAGCGATCCATATCGTAAGTATGTAACCTCTGTTCTTCTTGAAAACAATCAAGTAGCGTGGGAAGAAGATGTACGCCAGGGCGCAGATATGCGTAACTTGCTTACAGAAACTCTACCAGCAAACGCAGTAGGAACAGGCGGATACGGTGGTGGTGCGGCGGCTGGTGGTCCAGTTGCAGGTTTTGACCCAATCCTTATCTCATTGATTCGTCGTTCTCTTCCAAACCTTATTGCATACGATGTTTGTGGCGTTCAGCCAATGACCGGACCAACAGGTTTAATCTTCGCAATGCGTTCTAAGTATGCTAACAATGCAAACCTAGCAGCCGCAGCCGAAGCACTATTCAATGAAGCAAATGATGCATTCTCTGGTAACGGAACAATGACAGCATTTGATACTGCAAATGTAAACCCAGGAACTTCTAACTCTTCTTACTTTGGTTTGGCAAATACCGGATACGGTTTCCCAACAACCATCGCAGAAGACCTTGGTGATGTTTCAGGTAATGCTTTTGCACAAATGGGTTTCAGCATTGAAAAGGTAACAGTAACAGCAAACACTCGTGCATTGCAAGCGTCTTACACACTTGAACTTGCACAGGATTTGAAGGCTGTTCATGGTCTTGATGCAGAAACAGAATTGTCAAACATTCTTTCTACAGAAATTCTTGCTGAAATCAATCGTGAAGTTATCCGAACAATCTACGCAACAGCAGCAGTTGGTGTTCAATACGCCGCTACTCCAGGTATCTACAACTTAGCGGTTGCGGGTGATTCTTCTGGTCGTTGGCAGGTTGAAATTTATAAGGGTCTTATCTATGCTCTTGAAAGAGAATGTAATAAGATCGGAAAAGATACTCGTAGAGGCAAGGGCAATGTATTGATTACATCTACCGATGTGGCATCTGCACTTGCAATGTCAGGTATGTTAGATTATCAATCTGCTCTTACAAACAACACAAACCTTAATGTAGACGACACAGGTAACACCTTTGCCGGAACATTGTTTGGTCGTTTGAAAGTCTATGTTGATCCATACTCTGTATCTGGTGCCGATTATATCGTTGCTGGTTACAAAGGTAATATCGCATATGATGCTGGTTTGTTCTACTGTCCTTACGTTCCACTACAAATGGTTCGTGCTATTGACCCTAACACCTTCCAACCAAAGATTGGTTTCAAGACACGTTATGGTATTGTAGCAAATCCATTTGCACAGGGTCTTACACAAGGTTTGGGTGCGTTAGTTAATAACAGCAACATTTGGTATCGTAAGTTTGTTGTAAGCAATTTGAAATAATAGTAAATGAAAATATGGGGACAGGAAACTGTCCCCTCTTTCTAAACTAAAAGGAATCATAAATGGCAGCTTTAACATCAGAAATCGTAGCAAATAGTAATTCACCAATCCAGGTTCTGTCAGCAAATGTTTATTCAAATGCTGTAGCAAATGGAACATCATGGCGTATTACTGCCAGTGGATTCACATCTCCTGCTAGTTCTATTAATTATACATTACAACCATCATTGACTATTAATGTTTATTTTGGAGCAAATGGAACATCTGCTGATCCACTTATTACATCTATCACAGTACCTCCACAGAATGGTTTTAACCTTCCTGGTGTAGTAGACGGACCATCAGGAAGCTTTGTATATGATGGTTTGGTAACAATGCGAGCAAGTTCTGTTGGTTCTGCTGTTCCTGGTGGAAATGTAACAGTTGTTGGATCAACAATCAACCCATTTGGACAAATGTCAAATCAATCATCTAATGGTAAAATTAATGCTGTTATGACTGGAAATACAACAGGTAATATTTCAGTGTATGCCGTAGCGTCTGGTCTTGGACAAAACGCAAACTTGGTATTTGAACAGTGTTTGATTACTGCTCAATCTTAATTTTAAATTTCATAAATAATAGTATCATCTTTCGGAGTAAATAAAAAATGGCAGCATTAAATCAGTCTATTCTTGCTAACTCAGCACCAATCAATAATGTAGAAGTGTATGTAAGCAATTCATCTTTTGCTGTTTCAAACACAGTAGGAAATGGTAATTCTTGGATCATTACAATGGCTGCAAACCAATACACATCTGGTGAAAAGATTGGTCCAGTTGTTTATAAGTTGAAGTATGGTGCTAATGGTAATGTTGCTGACTCAACAGTTCTTAGCGTATACAGCTTAAGAGATATTGGTGATATAACTCCAATTGCAGCACAGTTTGTTGTAACTCTTCGTGCAAATTCTGCTGGTAATGTTCAGCCAATTCTTGCGGTCACAGGATATGAACTTGGAACAAACAAGAATGCCGTAAACACAGCAGTTGTTGCTGTCAATGGTAGCTCAACAGGATATGCAAACTCAGCCACAGGTTGGTACTTGGGTACATCATTCTCTGGTGGAGACAGTGTTTCAAATGTTGTGTTCTCAACAGTTGTAATAACACCAGTTCTTGCTTAATTAGTTTCTCGATAATAATAAGAAAC